ATGCCCCGGGATTTGACCCCGGGACACCTGTAGTTCAAACGGCTCTACCGTGCCGACCTGTGAGATGGAGCGGATGTCTGTCACAGGCATCGCCAGACCTCAGGACCAGAAGACAGTTGCCGCAGTGACGTTGGTCGCAGCCGACACATAGATGTCGGAGGTGGCAAGAATGCCATCGTCCGGGATGTCGATGGTCGAGAAGCTGTTCGACGCCAAGTCAACATCCAGAAGCGTGGAGCCCCCGTTGCCGTCCGTGATTGTCACCCGACCCGCGCCAGCGCTGCTGACGAGCACGGTGATGTGCCGAATGCGGGCCCGCCCGACGCTGAGCGCGCCGGTGCCGGTAACCCGCTTTGTCTTTATATCAGAGCCAGCCATGCGGGCCTCCTATTAGGCGTCGTAGCCGAAGATTTCGATCAGCAAGCGACCTGCGGTGTAGGCCGCGTTCGAGGTACCCTGACCAACCAGATAGAGGTACTGGTCTGCAGCGATGTCGGTGCCGTAGACGACCGAGCCGAGAGCCAGAGTGCCAGAGTTGATGATCTGGGTTTCGGCCAGAGCGGTGATTGCGGTGTCTTCAACGCCAGTGCCCTCGGTTGCCGAGTACAGGTCGATGTCGGTATCGCCACCAGCGGGGAGCTCATAGCAGGTCATGCGGACGCCGAACACGGTGCCGCTGTTCGCGGCAGTGACGCGGCCGATGTACGCAACGCCAGCGCCGTTCTTGCCAATGATGTCGCCAGCGGTGCCGCCCGACTGCAAGCCAGTCAAGTCGATCATGATCGAGGTGGTCACGATGCCGTTGTTACGAGCAACCGAAGTCTCGTAAACTGCAGCGGTGCCCTCGATACCTGCGCCAGTGGCGGCAGGAGTGCCCATGGCAAAACCGAACGAGCCTGTGACGGTTTCGGTGCCCGTGGTCGAGTTGACGGAAATGGTCTGGAAACCGTTCTGCGAACGGACGGGACCGGAGAAAGTCGTATTAGCCATAGTCATACCCTTTGCACAAGGATTTGCTCTGCAGTCTGTGCAACGTCAGGAGGGCGGATACCTGTCTGCAAAGCTTTGTTTTTGCCCTGCCTGCAGTCTATAATAAGGCTCGAACAAAAGAAAGGGGCGATCCGAAGACCGCCCCAGTCGAAAGCCCTCAGGGAGAGGAGTAGGGCTTATGCTGCACCCGGCGAACCGAACACCGCACGCGGGTCCGAGAAGCCGAAGGAGTAACGCTCACGAGCCTTGAAGCGCATGTTGCCGGTGTCGAAATCGGCTTCCATGTTCGTCGAAAGCGGGGTGCGCTCGAAGTGGACGAAGCCACGAGGAGCGTCCGTCTTAACGAACCATGCGTCAGGATCGGTGAGGAAGTCGTTGACGGTGTAGCCGTCCGGCAGCAAGCCCATGCTGCGGATAGCGTTCACGTCATTGTCAGCGGTGCCAACGCGGAGGTTGGAGACCATCAGACGCTCAGCCACAAACTGGAGCTGGCGCGGAATGATGAGCTTCATACCACGGAGGGCAACCTTCAGACCACGCTCGTCCACGAAACCGGCGATGGCGATGAGTGCATCTTCCAACGAGGTTTCGTTCAGGTCGGCAGCCACGGTCGGTTCGTTCTGGAACGAGCCGCCATTGGTCAGCGGGTGATCGGTTGCACAGAGTGCTTTACCGTCGCCGCCTGCAAAAGCACCTGCCGAGAACGCGTTGTTCAGGACGGCAGCAGCTTTGACCTGCTTGGTGTGAGCCATCGAGCGGGCGAGGGCCTTCGTGTAACGGCTGCCGAGGCGGTCGTACAGGTTGTCCTCGATTGCTTCCTCGGTGATCGAGAAGGCAAGCGCGATGGTTTCGTGGTTGTACCGAGCGGTGTAGGCTTCGTTGGCATCGTCATAGTTGATGCCAGCACCTTCCGATTTAGTCGGTGCTGATCCAAACCCGGACAGCATGACTTCCTCTTCGAATGCACGATCCGAGGACTCAGTGACATAGATTTCGGAGTGCTGGTTTTCGTAACGAGCATACTCCATGCCGAAGAGGGCGTTAAGACCCGGCTCCAGCTCTTTCGCAAGTTGTGCGCGCGAGATAGCCATGTTTCAGCCCTCCTTAAACGCCGGTCGTCGAAACAGTGCCAGCCGCAATCGAGCCATTCGGCGCGTTGAAGCTGTTGTTCAGACGTACGATTACCGGGATACCAGCAGCAGCGAAGTCCTGATTGTCCACATCATTCTGAATGCCGATGATGCGGAGCTGCAGGGCTGCAGTGGTGTTGATGGTGCTGACGGCGAGTTTGCCCGACGAGATGCCGGAGATGGCCGACCCGGAGGTCGCGGTGGCAAAGTTCGCGTTAGCAAAGACGTGGCCTTGAGCCGTCGCCGCGTCAGTGAGCGAGGCGTCTGCCGCGATCACGAACGTCTGGTTCGGGTTGTCATAGACATACGCCTTGACCGGGAAGGTCGAGTCTGCACCCGAGCCCGGCCAGTAGTTCGACCAGACCGTTTTACCGGTGGTGGACGAAACGTATTCACAGCCCCAGAACACACCCAAGAGACTCACAGTGCCGCCGTTTGCGTTGCCCACGATGTCGACGAAGCCGGTCGACAGCGGGATAACAGGCGAACCCTGATAGATCGCGTTGGTGTTGTCCGAGGCAATACGGTATTCGGTCACGCCGGTGGTGTTGGCACCTTGGCCGTTAACACCAACGGGGCGAAGACCGAAGGCAACATTTGTGTTTGCCATGGTATTGCTCCTTCAAGCAGGTTATTCGGAGTCGCGAGCGCGACCTCCGAAGGATACACGACTTTGCCGACTATTGGAAATCGGCATAGAAGGATGTTGATCCTTCATAAGATCCTGATCCACAGCTTGCATCTGCTCTCGGGTACGGCCCCCGTAATACGCGTTTCTTTCGGATGCAGTCTCGGCAGGTAGGCGGCACAGCATCAAGCCACCTTGGCCAATGACACCGTCGTACTTCCCGCTGTCGATGACAGGCGCTTGGTAGTTCGGGTATTCGTCGGCGCGAACCGGCTCCCATCCCTCGGCGAGCTTTGCGTGTACGTTGATCTTGTCGTCTTGCCCACGCATGGACACACGAACCCAACGATGTACAAAGCCCTCTGGAGGAGGCGGAGCCTGAAGGTAGCTGGGCGGAGCCCAAGGTTTTCTGCGCGATTCTTGGTCGCGGGTTTCGCTGGTGCGAGGTGTTCTGTCAGCCATGTGCTTACTCCTTCACGTACTTGGCGTATTCTTCGAGAGGTACACCAAGCTTTTTCGCAATCGCGACTTGTGAATGCGTCAGCTTGACCGACCTGCGCCCCTGAGTTGTACTGCGGGATGCGGAGTTACCAGCAGAAGCGACCTGGCTTCCTCCACCCGATTTCTTCGCCGCCTGAAACTTGTGTGGAAATTCCCTGCGAAGACGACGATCAACCTCATTGTAATACTCATCGCTCTGCGGGTCAAACCCCTCTTCATCGACAAGCTGGTGGTGGATCGTAAATGCCGCAGTGGTCATGACGCGGTCGTCACCGAACCACTTGTTCTTCTCCGCCCAGCTCTGGGCGCGAGGATCAGGCTTAGGCCGCTGAGGCTGAGCTTGCTGCTGAGCCGGTTGAGCGGGAGCCTGTTGACGTTCGACCGGAGCCTTAGCCTGCTGATCGGCGCGAGCCTTGGCAACGCCGTAGCGCTGCTGTTCCACGGCGATCTGAGACAGCATCTCCTGCGCCTCAAGAAGGCGGTCCGAATCTCCCGACTCGTACGCTTCCTTGTACATGCGCTTGGCAGCGTCCTGTTGCGACTGCAGACGCGCGCCGTATTCCGACAGGTAGCCCGTGTCTAGAGCCTGCATGCGCTGCTTCAGCTTCTGGTTTTCCTCCAGAAGTGTCTGAGACAGCCGGACTGCCTCTTGGCGGTCCCGCTCTTCTTGGCGGTAGCGCTCCGTCAGCTTCTTGATGCGGCTCTGGACGCCACGACTATAGGACGAAAGCTCGTCCTCTCCGCCCTCGTCCGCAGCAGACTCAACCCGAGTTCGCTCGCCCTCATCAGAGGTCTCTACCTCTGTGGTCTCAATTTCGTTCTCGATCTCTTCGGTCATGAACTTATCCCTCAAACGTGTTTGACATCATCCGGATCCAAGATGGTGGCGATGACTTCGTCGTCATTGATGATGCGGACCTCCCCGCCCTCAATCTTGAAACGAGAGCCTGAGTACCGACCGATGCACACCCACTGACCAGCGGCGCACCACGGCTCGACACCCTCACCAAACTTGCCCGGATCTTTGTATGCCAGAGGCCCCAGCTTGAGCACGTATGCCACAACAGTAGCAACGGACTCCCGCTCCCGAACTTCGTCAGGAACGTACAGGCCTCCAGCGGTTTTCGCTTTGCCTTGATAAGGCATGACCTTTGACTCCTCGCGTTCCTTTTTCACTTTCTGCGCGACATGTTCAGGAAGATATAAAGTCTTCGACATCGTCTACGTTTTTCTCCAGCAGGGCCTTGATTTCTTCTCGAGCGAAAGAGAGGCCCCGAATCTCTCCCACCGACATTTTGTACTGCTCCCAGTTCTGGACAGAACCGTTAACAATGGCATCAGAGAGCACTTCTTCGCGCTCCCTGATCCTCTTATACAAGTATCTAGCGACTTCAACAACATCCATTATAGGATATCCCTGTAGGTTTCTTGTGACTCCGATGTAATCGGACCACCCTCCACCCATTCATCGCATGTGTTCTCGGACTTGCAAGCAAATTTTAGAAGCTGGCAGTAGCCCGTGTT